TTAATGTAATAATATAAAATAATCTAAAAATAATCTAAAATAAAAGGTCGGCCTTTGCGTCTAATATTGTTATAAAATATTTATTGAAAATATGATATTTATAATATATATTTACGCCCCATTATTTAGCGTCTTGTAGTCATATGGCCGAATCGTCCACCCGAAGAAACACCACCACCCGAAGAAGCACCAAAACCTTTCATTTTAGCATACATTACCTTATCATATTCTTTCGTCATAGGCATTTCTTTAACATTAGACATCATTTTTTCATTCATATTTCCACCAACTAAACGAACATATTGAGAAGACTGAATAGGGTCAAGCTGTCCCATCGCTTTTGCGTCAATAACCATTTGCTTTGTTAGTATACCAGTATATAGAGAACTTGAACCTGCGATTGTTGTTAGGAGTCCACTATTAGCACAAATTACAACAATTTCGCAAGTAGTAATATCCGCCCCCGAATAATTTTTAACACCAACATTAAAGGAAAGATTATATGAGCCGAGTGATCCGTTGCTTAAATAACTTGGGAGACTTAAATCCATAGCGGGAGAAAGCACTAAAACCGAGCCAATTGTAGGAATATCTTGTTTTCCACCATTAAAAGTAGCGGAGGTTAATGCCGTTTGGGCGACACCTATAAAATTTTCGTATGATTGTTGTGAACCATTTTTACGAGACATTCTATACAAATCATCAACCGAAGCAGAAGACAATAAACCACTAACATTATTAAGATTAATAGTAATATCATCAATAGCGAGGAAATGAGTAGCCTCATTATGAGTAAAATCTAGAATACGCTTTCTTACACAAATAATAAAGTAATCGGGAAACTGATTGAGAGTAATGTTATTAGCTGTAATTTGAGTTGTAGGCGAACCAGTATGATCTATTGTTGAAGAAATATTTGTAATATAGCGAGGAAGGTCTAAATATGGAACAACATTACGAGCCTCTATGCGGTCTTCGGGTTGGCTTGAAATAAAGTTCATTAACATCTCACAATTGGGGAAAACGGAAGCAGTATTTTTACCCGTATCAGTTGGAACATTAATACCACCTTTAATAGAAGTTAAAGTCCAAGGTTGGGCTGAACCAAAAAAGCGTTTAAATGTTGAATCAATATTAAATGTAAAATTAATATTTTGAACGCCGACTAATCCTTGTGAGTTAAATTCGGGCGAACCATATAAGAAGGGCGATAAGCAGAAAATAGGCTCACATACCTCAACTTGAAGGCCAATAGTGAAAACATCACTTACATCTTGACTTACTAATGTTTTTGAATTACCAGCGGGAGAAATAACTTGTCTATTCACCGCCAAAATTGTTATTCTATGAGAACCACGCCCAATATAAGAATTATCAGTAATACTTAAACCATAAGGATTGAGAGGATTATTAATAAGTGAAGCACCATCCTCATAATTAGCATAATAATTATCTAATAAATGAGGGGTCATACCATTATATTTAGAAAGCTCCTCTTGCGAAGTCATAGCAAGTATACACGGAAGAACATCTTGCGAATTAACTGAAACGGAAGTATTGTTAATTTGAGCGGTTGCGGTTTGAAAAAGTTGATTGAGCGGAAATGGGGCGAGAGCGTCTTTTCCTCCTAAATTAATAGCATACTCACCACTATCAACATTAGTTATTTCTAATGTAAAATTGATTTTTGTCTTAATTAGAACCTCACGACTTACAATAGTATTTTCACTTGGAACATTAACATTAAAAGTAATACTTGTTGAATTAGGCGAAATGGCGGGGAATGACTGATAATTCACGGAAGAACCACCCGACATTACGGCATAAGTTAATTGCGAAGTTATACCAGCAATACGAGAATCTTTGATTAAAGCAGTTTTAAAGTCAGCACTCATTTTTTTATATATATTATAAATATAAATATATATAAATTATTCTAAACAATATTTTTTTATAGTCCTAAATCTCTCAAACTCATATTAGCAAATTGTAATTTTTCAGCCTCTCCTAATACAACCTTTTCAAATAATAATTTAATTGATGCTGTCCCTCCGTTTGTAAGTTGAAAAGGGATTAGTTCACCAGTTTTTAGTTGATAAAAAACATTTATATCTATTTGATTTAATGGTTGATTTCCAGTAAGAGTTATATAACGATATTGTCCGCTTGGAACATATAAAATATTTGGTCTATAGCCTTGTTGATTACTCATCAAATCTGTAATTACTAAAATATGTTGATTTGTAGATCCTTGTGTTGTTGGTGTATACACATCTTTATTATTCTTTGATTGAATTGATGATTGTTGATTTAAAACAAGAGGAAGCGTATTACTTGTAAATACAATACTATTAATCGGGGTCATTAAATCAATTGAACTCCATTCTTGCTCTCCTAACAAAACAAAATCTCTATAATCATAAACATTAGCATTAGGGTCTATCGCAAAAGAATTACATAATGTATAATTTAAATTAAGATTAGGAAGTATTGCTTTTCTCCAATTAGTAAAAAAATCAGTTGTAAAAATTAACATATTATATGGTTTTGCTCCAATAAGAGTTTTTTTAATAAAAGAAGGATAAGTTGTAATTAATGTATAAAAATTAAGACTAACTCCTAATTCAGTCATTAATAAAGGAACAAATCCACTATTACCAGCATTTATTAATGCGGGGAATGCGTAGTCTGTGCCGTAGGGCATAAAATCGGTTGTTGTTATATAACAAGGCGGAACTAATATTTGAACTTTTTGAGATGCTCCGTCCCATTTAAAAGTAGGCGGATAAGTCCAATTTGAAAATTGCTCTACAAATGCGGATGATTGACCTATTATAGGGTTTTGCGATGCGAGATAACCAGCATCTAAAAAAAAACCATAATTAAGTTTTATAGATTGATTAACAATCCAGTTGAAAAAATATTCATAAGAATAACAATAAAAATATTCAAAATTAATATGTTTTCCGTCTTTATATTCATCATAAGAGGGTTTATAAACATTAGGGTCTTCGGGTTTCCATTCAATAAAAAACTTATATTGAGCTTGTAAAGGCGTCCATTCTCCATTACTACCATTATATCCTAAATACATAGCATAATCGGTTGTTGTATATCTCGCATTATCATTTAAATTACCGCTCGGTGTTATGTTTTTATCTGTATTTGGTTGAATAATTAATACGGGCATATTTGGCGTATCAATTTGAAATCTAACAACACTCATTTTATAATCGCCCGTATTGTTAATAATAGGCGTATCAGTTGTCTCAACAAATCGGGCGGGGGTTTCTGTATCTCTTCCTATATTTGTCTGTAAAATATCATAGTAAACTCTGTCGGGGTTATTTGCTTGTTTGAATGTGTTTGTTTGCGACATTTGTATATATATAAATTACTATTATTATTTATATATATATTTAAACTATTCATTTATTTTTAAGATTCATTTATTTAAAATTGAGAGATTTTATGGGAGAGGCTCATTAAAATAGTCAAATATTTCTTTTGTATACCTCTTAACATTATTACTTGTTTTTTTTATAGTGCTATCTATCATTTCATTAATTTCCCAAGTATTTAATTTTTTAAAATAACTTTTGAATACAACTCTATTCATTTCATCTATTTCTTGTCTTGATTTAGTTTTTAATAAATCTATTAAATGTTTATTTTCATCTGCTTTTTCTTTTCTTGCTGTTATTTCTTCTTGTAGTTGTTTAACTTTTGAGTTTTTGCCTCCAAAACTTAATAATAATTTTAATAGTTTTTCTTGAAATTGAGCTTTTTTATTATATATATCTCTTGGTCTATTAAATGAAAAACCATCATTAGCATCTATTTTTTTTATATAATTATCTAACATTTTTTCAGTTTTTAATACATAACCTCTAATTACATTTCTTAAAAATTGCGGATCTTCTTTTGTAATTGTAAACGCTTCTTTTATTATTTCTTTTGTTGTTTTTGTTGGATTTATAAAAATTAATTCTAAAACAAAGAGCATCCACATTCCACAAAATCCTCCTCCTTCTTGGTTCAATCTTTCTACTGAACCTTCTAAATCTTGAAATCCTCTTGGATTCGGGCATATTTGGTCGGGTGATATAAACTTTGGTGTTAACTCTTTTAAATATGGTTTCATTTCAACTTCAAACATTCTTTTTAAAACTTGATTAAAAGTTTTGTCTGCTTCTTCATCCTTTTCTACGCCAAACTTGCCTCCGTGAGGTTCAAATCTCTCAATAGTATTTTCAAAAGGTCTATAAATTAATAAATTAGCGTGTCCGCTATTTTCAGTTCCAAACGCTAATCTTAAAGGTATAGCAATCATTTTATCTCCTCGCTCTATACAATCTAATAAATCTTTGCTTAATTCTTCAGCACTTCTATAAAAAGCTGTATTCATCGGTGAGCGTAATTTTGAATTAATCTTAATCTTTGAAAAATCTTTGTTTCCTATAATAGCACATTTTGCTTCATATTCTAATAATAATGCTATATATGCTATTACTTGAATAAAGCTATCAGGGTCATAAATTACAGCTCCATATTCTCTCCCTTTCTTCTCAAACTCTTCTATTTTTTCTTCTAATTTATTTATTAATGGTTCTATATTTTTTGGCGTTGGCGGAGGATCAGGGATTTCAATAGGCTCTTCTTTCTTTGGTTCTTCTTTTGGTTTTGGTTCTTTCTTCTTTGGTTCTTTTTTCTTTCCTTTTTGTCTTTTTGTTATTTCAGCAACTATTAATGTTATTTTATCTAATAAATAAGATGGATTTCCATTTTCACTTATTATATTTTCTACCATTAATTCATATTCTTCTTTTAAATTATTTAATTCTTCATTAGTTAACTCTTTATATTCTTTTACTATTTCGGGCTTTGGTTCTTCTTTTGGTTCTTTTGGTTCTTCTGCTTTAATTAATATATTTCTATTTCTTCCGTTTAATGGTTTATAATAGTCTCCATATTCTCCATAACTATCTCCTTCATATCCTAAATAGTCTAATAATTGTTTTGTTCCTTTATCTATTAATTTTATAATTTCTTTTGAATGTCCTCCCGTTGATTCAAGCCAGTATTCAAACATTTCATTTAATAATTTTTTCGCTTCTTCATTTGCTAAATATATTTGTGGTCTTATAATACTATTATTTTTAATCGGTTTTGTTATTAATTTTTCTAACCATTCTATCCAACTTTTTAAATCTTTATTTTGGTATATTAATATAGGAAAATCGGGCGTATCTAATTCATCTATAATATTCATATATTTATATTTAGATTTCTTTTTTGGTTCTTCTTTTGGTTCTTCCTTTGGCTCTTCTTTTGGCTCTTCTTTTGGTTTAGGTTCTTCTTTTGGTTTTGGTTCTTCTTTTGGTTTAGGTTTTTCTTTTGGTTTT